ATCAAGTGATGCCTCTGATAAATTGACAGGGTATACGCTCGATGATATAGAACGAGATATTAGAACTGACCAGATTTACAATGACGGTGATACGGCTCAACGCACAATCTTTAATGACATACGAGCAGTGTTTGTTAGTGCTAGTGTTATAACCCAAGCTCAATCTGATACTTGGGGCACACTTGAAGTAGTTACCATCTAATCCTGACTCCATATCAGCATCCGATTGACCAAGGATACACCAACTCAAGTACTGCACATAGAGCAGTAGGTACGAAGGCAAGTAGATTACTATGTTGGATAAGATAGAATAGAATTTGTGATGATATAAATAGTCTAAAAGAGGAACTGTTTGATATTAAGAATGTCCTCAAAACAATTGTATAGAAATTCGAATAGGAAAGGCAATGGCAACTATTATATTAAGATCGACTAAGGGTCTTACATTAACAAATACCGAAGTTGATGCTAACTTCACCAATCTAAACAACGACAAGCTAGAGTCTGGTGATAGTATGGCCGCGAGTGAACTTTCAGCGACGGGAAGTTTAACTCTGTCCACTGCGAGTGGATTAGTAGCGGCTGGCACCACACAGGGTACCGCGGCACCAATAACTAAGACTTACAATATTATAAGCACCGCCTCCGCTAATCAAGGTGTTCGTTTGCCCGCCGCTGTTGCAGGTAAAGTTGTTAATGTATATAATACTACTGGAGCCACGATAAAGATTTATCCCGCAACGGATGCAACAATCGATGATGGTTCAACTAACGCACCAGACGAGATTAGGCCTAATAACGGTAAAGAGTTCGTTGGCACAGGAACTGATACATGGAGAGTAGTAGGCGCCGGTGGAAATAACGCACCAGACTTCACAGCGACCATTGCATCTCTTGTTGCGTATAGCGACAGCAATCTTGACTTTCCCGCGAGAACTTTCAGACTCGATACAACCGCAGCGCAGCGTTCCGAGCAAGCTATTGTTAATGGCCAAACAATATCAGTAATGGCGCTATCTGATATTCTACACTTCGGCGACGGATACATACCCATACCCATTACATCAGCAATGAGCATTGCTTTGACCATGCAGATGTCAACCGCGATAACTTCTAAGAATGTGCGATTAGTAGTTGATGTTTACGACAGTTCGGGAACATCAATTCGGCAAGTCAACTTCGATGACATATCAGTTCCGTCAGACATCTCAGAAGTAAGTTTGTCGCTAAGCAACGTCCTGTTAAACACTGATGTATCTACAGCAACTGAAGGTCGAGTTGAGATTCAACGATTGGCAGCCACAACAGACGATCACTCCGGCGACATTCAAGTTAAACGTGCGGTGGTGACTTATGTCTAACTATTTAGCTCCAGATCATGTCAACGCTACTATATTGTCGGAGTCATTTGATGAAGGTTACACCGACGCAAGCGCCGACCACCGTGCCGCAGTTGCTGATGGCACGGATAATAATGGATTAGAGATTGGTTACTCTGTAGGATACAAAGCAGCTCGGGATTACCATAAAGAAGCGACCGCTTCTGGCACAGATGCAACAGGAGCCTCCCGCGCATACTTAGACGGATATAACGCCGCTAGTACGTTTCACTCAAGTAACACAGTTTCAAATACCCCTGAACTAGATGCAGTGCAGGTCGAGCGTGGATTCGCTGAAGGCTACAAGGCTGCTAGGGACTACCATACTGATGATATTGATGATATCACCAATGACACCCCTGACGCCAGTGGCGCGCAACGCGGATGGACTGAAGGATATAAGTCTGCCAGGGACTTTCACACTACTGCGGAGTTTGCAAACTCCCCGGATGATGATCGATCTGGCGTGGATAGAGGATATAACGTTGGATACAACTCAGGAAAAGTAGTAGGAAATGCAGCTGGCTACAATGATGCTCGGGATTTTCACACTACTGTAGCAACGTTGTCCAATCCAACCAATGATCCAACAGGTGCTGATAGAGGGTATAACGTTGGATACAACTCAGGAAAAGGAGTAGGAAATACAGCTGGCTACAATACTGCTAGTAATTTTCACACTACAAACTCGGTAACAGGTAACGATGCTAATGGCACATTACGTGGATACGCTGAAGGCTATCAAGACTCTAGAGACTTCCACACTGCTATAGCAACGATTGGCAATCCGACTAATGATTCAACGGGAAGAGACAGGGGCTATAACGTTGGATACAACTCAGGGCATATAATAGGCGCCACATCAGAAACCCGCCCACACATTATTTGTGGTTTAGCTTCAAATTATGTAATGACAGACGCTGGATGGGATCTACACACACTACCATGTAGTACAACACACAGTTCGAAGGATGCAACTAATAGCAATGGTACTATTACAATCAACTCAGCAGGTACTTGGGAATTCTATTTTTTATTTTCGTGGGCATTCGGACTTGACCGCCATTGGGGTCAAAATACTGTATTTACAAGAGCATTTATATATGAGGGCAACACCACTGTCAGAGGGCGGGGTGTTACGCGAAGAAGAAGTAACCAAGATTGGTTCGGCTCCACATCAGCATATTGGAAGGGTACAGTATCGGCTGGCGACAAATTTACCGCCAGAGTAATGTACGATTACGATGAGTCGGACCAGATGACAGTTTTCAAAGAGGCTACAGATATTGATGCACTGACTCCTCCAACTGAGGTCCCGATAGACTATAATGCCGGCTCCGATCATCTCAGAACCGGCAACTATCACGAAATTTTTGGGCCAGCTTGCAGGTTCGTAGCAATTAAATTATGAATTTACAGGCAATTATCAGGTACTATCTTAAAGATGTTCCAAAATACCACTACTCATACCAAGTATTCATAGACGCGGAAGGTGTCGCGACTTTGGGTTGGTACTTTTGCTCTCCGGAGTACGATAGACCGCAGCCGACCCCTACAGAGATGGGCGACATGGAAGCAGAGGCAGTTGAGTGGTATACAAGCAATATTCCAACTACGATTTCATATTATGATTTTTGGGAACTCCTACCTTTGCCGTTACAGATTTCTGTATCGAATGAAGCCGAAAGATTGCGTAGACTAGCCTTCCCGAATATGGAACTAACGCTGTTAATTGGGAAAACGCAGGATCCAACAAATCGAATAGACCTAGCAAATCCAGCCGTAACTGGCGCAGGTGGATACTTTGAAGTAATCCTAGCTAAACTGGTTGAAAATGCAGTATTGACCCAAGCCCAAGCTGATATGTGGGCCGTGTTGGAAGCAGTTACGATCTAACAGGGATTGGTACCATTCTGTATCAGAGTATCTTCAGATGCTATGACATTATCAGCCAACAGACATTCGATGTCATGGAGAACCTGATCATTCCCACAATTCTTCACTAGACTCTCATCTAGAATCCTCTCTATCACGCCTTCTGGATACTTGCCTTCTGTATCCGTATAAATATATTCAACGTCACTGGAACTATATTGTCACCAATTAAGAGTGTTAAAATAGTTTTCATAATCTAAACTCCGACAATGATAAATACATATAAAGGAAACTTGAATGGCAATCATAGCAAATCTCACAATTGACCAAGGCACCACCATAAGCATTATTGTGCCTGTGAAAAATGCCGATGGTTCCGCGAAAGACCTGTCTGGTTACACCGCTAATTCGCAGTTCCGTAAAAGTTATTACTCTACTACTTATACAGCCTTTACAGCGACTCACGATGACGCTGGCGGAAACATCACATTAGCCTTAACAGCTACTGAATCTGGTGATGTAAAGGCAGGTAGATACGTCTATGATGTAGAAATCCTAATAGGTAGTACAGTCGCCCGGGTGCAAGAAGGCATTATTACGGTGAATCCCGAAGTCACAAAGGTTTAAGGAGCAAATAATGGCTAATGCATCAAGACAACAATTAATCGATTACTGCATGAGGAGACTTGGTTTCCCTGTTATAGAGATTAATGTCGATGAAGATCAAGTAAGCGATAGAATCGATGACGCTTTACAGTATTTCAATGAATATCACTTCGATGGTGTTGAGAGAACATATGTAAAGCATCAACTCACTGGATCCACAATAAACATTACGACTAATACTGTCGATAGTTTCACTGAATCTGAATCTATTACTGGTTCCTCAAGTGGCGCAACTGCGGTTGTTGATAAAACTACCGTTGCTGGTGGAAGCGCATTGATAGTCAGAAAGATAAAGGGAACTTTTACTGCTAGTGAGACTATTACTGGTGCCGAATCTGGTGCCACAGCCATAACTGCTGCTGAGAGCCCTCATGTTGCGGGCGATATAGAACTTGAATATATTCCTATTTCATCTTCCGTGTTAAATATTATTAAGTTGTTTCCGTTTGGTGGTTCTACTGGATCAAACAGCACTAATAATTTATTCAATCTTAATTATCAATTTAGAATGAATGACATGCAGAATCTCTTGTCGGCTGACATGACCTATTATAGCATGGTGCAGTCACACTTGTCAACCCTTGATCAATTATTTGTTAATCAAAGACAGATAAGATGGAACAGAAAAACAAACAGACTTTACATTGACACCAAATGGGACGTGACTTTTCTTCCTGGTGATTATCTAATTGCACAAGCATACTCTATTATAGATCCAGAAGCATTCAACGAAGTCTATGATGACATGTTCCTAAAGAAATATGCAACCGCACTCATTAAGAGACAGTGGGGAGAGAACATGAAGAAGTTTGGTGGGATTCAGATGCCGGGTGGCGTTACGCTAAATGGCGAAGCAATATTTCAAGAAGCACTGACGGAGATTGATAAAATCGAGGATGAGATGCAATTGAAGTATGAATTGCCGCCATCTTTCATGGTAGGATAAACTACAATGGCTACTAATGTTTACTTTCAGAATGGTGACACCTCGGGCACGACTGGCGAACAACGTCTAGTTGAGTCTTTGGTCATCGAAAGTTTGAAGATTTATGGTCATGATATTTTCTATATTCCACGAACTATTATCAATCGAGATAATATATTTGATGAAGATGCTATTTCCCAGTACACTCAGTCGTATCCACTTGAAATGTATCTTGAGAATGTTGATGGGTTCGAAGGCGAAGGCGAACTATTCGCTAAGTTTGGATTAGAGATACGAGACCAAGCAACATTTATTCTATCGAAAAAGCGATGGGAGCAGATGGTCGACACATCAGACGGTACCTTCCAACTAGAAGCAAGACCAGCAGAGGGAGACCTACTCTTCTTTGCCAAGACTGGTTCATTGTTTGAAATTAAAATGGTAGAGTTCCAGAATCCTTTCTATCAGTTGGGCAAAATATATGTATATAAATTAATTACTGAATTATTCGAGTACAGTTCTGAGAAGATCGATACTG